GGCGCGACCTCGCCGCCGCCTCCTCCGACACCGCCGCCCATCTTCGTGAAGGGCTCGGAGGCCGCGCTCTCGTTCCTGTCCAACTCCAAGAACCAGCTCCGCAACATCGGCAACGAGACGTGGAGCTCCGCCCGCATCGGCCTCTCCGAGGGCATGGCGAAGGGCGAGTCCATCCCGAAGCTCGCCAAGCGGGTCCAGGAGTCGACCGGGGTGTCTCGCGCACGCGCCACGATGATCGCCCGCACCGAGGTGATCGGCGCGTCGAACGCCGGGTCGATCTTCGCGATGCGCTCCACCAACGGGCTCGTGACCCGCAAGACGTGGCTCGCCACGTTCGACGGCCGCACCCGCCCCGACCACATGACCGCCAACGGCCAGACGGTGGACCTGGCCGCCAAGTTCACCGTGGGCACCGCCAAGATGGACCACCCCGGAGATCCCTACGGCCCGCCTGAGCAGGTCATCAACTGCCGCTGCTCCATGACGTACGAGGTTACGATGCCGCCACTTGACCAGTCCGGGTTCACCGCTGCCGCCGTCTCCGAGACCACCGGCATGATTGCCCTTCGGCCCGCCGACGCGGACGAGTTCACCGTCGACGGGGGAGATCCGGCCGACGAGCTGCACGTCACTGTCACGTTTCTCGGCGAGGTGACCGACGACCTGCACGAGGCAGCCAAGAAGGCAGCTCAGAAGGTAGCCGAGGCTGGGACTCCGATCACGGCCAGGGTCGCGGGCTACGGGGTGCTCGGCGAGGAGGACGCCGTGGTGCTGTTCCTCAACGGCGACGGCTTCGCCGAGATCAAGGCCGCGCTCGACGAGGAGAGCCTCGCCGCGCCGGAACAGTGGGCGCCGTGGATCTGCCACATGACGCTCGGCTACGGCATCGACGTCGCCCTGGGAGAGCAGTTCATGGGCCGCGAGTTCATCATCGACGCCCTGTCCGTCGACGTCGGCGAGTCGCACGAACGGTTTGTACTCGGCAACGGCGCTGTTACCGTACGGGCAGGAGCCTCACCCGAGGTGTTCCAGGACGACTGCCCCGAGGGGCAGCACAGGATGCCGGACGGTAGCTGTATGCCAGACGAGGACATGGACGGCCGCCTCGCCAAGTGGCGCGGTGTCATGGTCGTCGAGGACATCCCCACCGGAGACGGCCGCCAGTTCGCCGCCGACGCGCTCACTTGGCCCGACCTGCCGCTGCCGCTGCAGTGGCAGAAGGAGACCACTCACGGCGGCATGAACGACGTCGTAGTCACCGTGGGCACCATCGAGGCGATCGAGCGCAACGGCAACGAGATCGTCGGCGAGGGCCTGATCGACCTAGGCTCGGAGGACGGCCGCGAGGTATACCGCCGCATCGACGAGCTAGGGCTCGGCGGTGTCTCCATCGTGGCGGACGACCCGGAGCAGGCTGACGTCGAGTACGTCTACCCGGACGGCTGCGCCGAGATCGATGACAAGACCCCGGACGAGATCGAGGCCGAGGTGCCGCTGGAGGATCTCGAGAAGTGCTTCATGCCGATCCTGATGATCTTCCACTCAGGTCGGATCCGGGCACTCACCGTCGTGGACACTCCGGCGTTCGTTGAGGCGAAGATCGAGATTGTGGAAGAGGCGGAGGTGACCGCTGCTGTGGCACTGCCGGTCGTGCTCACCGTGGGTAACGAGACGTATGAGGTCGGCGAGATTGAGACGCTGACGGATCTGCCTGCATTCCTGGAGCACCTACTCAACGTCGCATTTACCCCTGTCGCCTCGCACGAGACCGGCACCTCTGACGACCCGTGGGACGCGTCGGAGAACGAGGGCCGGCTCGGCTCCCCCATGTCGACGTCGACCGGGGAGAAGTTCTACGCCTGGATCGACCGGGACGCCGTGGAGGACGGCGAGATGCCGAAGTCCGCGGGCAAGTTCCCGCACCACAACGTCAGCACTGACGGCGCGCCTGGAGCCGCGAACCTGGCCGGGTGCCGGGCCGGTATCGGCGCTCTGAATGGTGCCCGCGGCGGGTCGAGCATCCCGAGCGACGACCGGGAGGGCGTATACAACCACCTCGCCCGACACATCCGCGATGCCGGGGAGGACCCGCCTGAGCTGCGCGACGCCGACGACCTGGAGGAGGCCGAGGTGGAGATCCCGCAGGAGCTGATCGCTGCCGCGTACACGGTGACGATCCCCGATGTACCGCCGCTGGAGTGGTACACCGAGCCGACCGAGCTGCCCACCATCGGGGCGATCAAGGTCACCCCAGAGGGCAGGTTCTACGGCCTGCTCGGCCCGAGCGGCGTGGCGCACCGGGCGTTCAAGAACAAGCGCATTGAGATCCCGAAGGGCAATGTGGACTACTCGCGGTTCATGTCCCGCACCGCGATGGTGACCATGGCCGACAACACGGTCGAGGAGATCCCAGCCGGGGTGGTCACGATGAACTGCGGCCACGCCAACGCGGTGCCCTCCGTGTCTGCGGACCAGGCGCAGGAGCACTACGACAACTCGTGCTCGATCGTGGCGACGATCCGCATCGGCGAGAACAGCAAGGGCGTGTGGGTCGCCGGGGCGCTCATGCCCGGCATCGAGGCAACGGACCTGGCCCGCCTCCTGGGCTGCCAGCTCTCCGGTGACTGGCGGCCGCACCAGGAGAAGCCCGGCATGCGAGAGCTGACCGCTGCTCTCCTGGTCCCGGTTCCGGGATTCGCGTCGGCCGGGCCAACGGTGCGCATCGAGAACGGCGAGCTTGTCGCCGCGACCGCCCCAGTGCACTTCGAGGGCGAGGTGGAGGTCACAGCCGCGGCAGCGACGGCGGTAGACGACGTGAACATCAAGACGTTCTCCACCAAGGACGCCGAGGATGACCAGGCAGACGCAGGCCAGCCGGAAGGGGAGACCGAGACGGAAACCACCGTGGAGGTCACTACTGAGACGGAGATCGTCGCCGAGCTGGTTATCGACGACGAGGTACTCGACGACGATGAGACTGCGCTGGACACAGACGCGATCCACGACGGCTACGTCGACGACCTGCCGGACTTCGAGGAGGTCCTGCGGGCCAACGACCCGAAGGTGCTGGCTGCCGAGATCGCGGCCGAGCTGCGGAAGGACCGGCTCGCTGAGCTGGTCGCGAGTGTGAGGAGCGACGACTGATGGACGGGTTCCCGACGTTCTGCGGGTGCGGCAAGAAAACCACGAAGGTCATCACCACGAAGCAGGCCCAGGACAGCAAGTCTGGGTCCTGACCCGCGGCCGGTTGACAGATCAACGAGAATAGCTAGCGACGACCGCCACGAGGCGAAGAAAGGTCAACGTGATGGGGCTCCACATCGATTCTCTGCCGGTCGACCCGGCTCAGTTCAAGGCGTACATGAGTGCGCTCGACGACAAGTCCGTGGACCGGCTCAAGGAAGCCCTGGAGACCCGGTTCAACGAGGTCCACGCCAAGATCGAGGCAGGCGAGGAGCTGCGCGAGATCCCGGACGGCATCGGCTTCCTCACCGGGCTCCGCGACAAGATCCAGTCCGCCAAGGCGGAGATCAAGGATCGGAAGCACGCCGCGCTCGACGCCGAGGCAAAGGATGCCGCGGAGCGCCAGAAGCAGGTGCTCGCCAAGCTCAAGGCGTCCGTGGGTAGCGACGACGCCCCGCCGCCCGCTGAGGGTTCGGTCGCCACGCTGGAGGTCACTGAGGACGGCTTCCAGGAGGCGTTCGCGGGCAAGCTGCTGCAGGCAGTGGACGCCGCGACCACCGCTGCCCTGTCGAACATCAAGGGCATCGACCTGAACCAGCACATCCGCAACATGCCGCTGTCCGCCGCGGCCGCGCATGCGCCGGACCCGAAGGTCGCGCCCCGCCGCTCGGAGCCGACCCTGGTCGCCACCGCGGACATCCCCGGCGTGACGCAGAACAGCCGGATTCCCACCTACGAGGGTCTGATCCAGACCATGCACGCTCGTGCGCGGATGCTGCAGACCACGCGCCTCGGGCAGAAGGCGAATTTCGTGCCGGTCGCCACGCTGGAGCGCGACTTCCGGTACCGGCTCGCCCTGGACTCCACTCCCGAAGAGGTGAACGAGGTCCTCAAGGCCGCGACGGACGTGCAGACGCTCGTCGCCGCTGGCGGCTGGTGCTCCCCGAGCGAGATCTCGTACGACTTCTACAACATCGTCGCCGAGGACGGCCTGGTCGACCTGCCTTCCGTGGGGGTGCTGAACCGCGGTGGCCTGCGCTACCCGACCAGCCCCGCGATCGGGGACATCCTCGGCTCGCTGGCCCTCTGGTCGTGGACCGAGGAGCAGGACGAGGCCGCGGTCGACTCCGACTCGGAGCTCAAGACGTGCGCCCGGGTGGACTGCCCGACCTTCGAGGAGGTCCGCACCGCCTGCGACGGCCTGTGCGTCACGGTCGGCAACCTGGTCGACTTCGCCTACCCGGAGCTGGTGCAGAACCACATCCGGCTGATATTCGCGGCCCGCGCCCACCTGACAAACCAGTCGATCCTCGCCGGGCTGGCCACCTCGTCGACGGCAGTCAACCTGACCGGGCTCGGAGTCCCTGGCGCTGGCGCCGCGGCGTCGATCCTGGCGGCGACCGAGCTGCAGGTGGAGGACTACCGGGCGCGGTTCCGCATGGCGATGGGCTCGATCCTGGAAGCGGTGTTCCCGCACTGGGCGCTCGGCCTGTTCCGCGCTGACCTGGCGAACCGCAACGGCGTCGACCTGCTGTCGGTCTCGAACGGGCAGATCGCGGACTGGCTGAATGAGCGCGGCGTGCGCGCCCAGTTCGTGTACGACTGGCAGTCCGGGTTCGACACCGACCCGTTCGGCGACCCGGACACGATCGCCACCACGTGGCCGTCGACGATCGACTTCCTGCTCTACGCGCCGGGCACGTTCGTGCGCGGCCAGGGGCTGCAGCTCGACCTCGGCGTCGTGCGAGACTCGGTGCTGAACGAGCGCAACGACCACACCGCGGCCTGGATGGAGGACTGCTACGCGATCGCCATGGTCGGCCACGAGTCCCGCCTGGTCACCGCCGACGTGTGTGTCGCGGGCACCACGGGCGCGGCCGAGCTGACCTGCGGTTCGTAAGCGCGTGACGATCGATGCGACGAGCGGGAGGGGTGAACGGTGGCCAACGGTCGGCTGATCTTGACCGACGCGCAGCAGCAGGCGCTGTTCACCCCCGCCCCGTACGGCCTGCTTGACACCGCGACGGAGCTGCCGGAGCTGCCGCCGCACTGGCAGCAGGGCCTGACCTGGGAGCCGATCTGCGCCGAGGGCTTCACGACGTACTCGCGCTGCCTCGTGGTGGTCGATGCGTCGGACGTGCCGCTCGGCGGCGACGTCACTGAGGAGGAGGGCGGCCCGCCTGAGCCGCCAGCCAAGGAGGCGTCGACGTTCCATCAGATCCGCGGAGCGACGCCGTTCGCTGCCGGGGTGGAGATCAACTGCTCGCCGCAGGCCGGGCCGGACCGCATCCGCGCCCGCGCTGCCGAGGCTCTTACCCGCGTCGAGCAGCGCCAGGTCGAGGCGACGTTCTGGACCGGCGTAGCTGCGGGCGAGGCGGTCGTGTGGCCGCACCTGGCCGCTGAGACCGCGCTGGTTGAGCCCGAGGCTGGCGGGGCGGAGCTCCAGCCCGCCGTGACCGTCCTGTCCGGCAGCACACCGCTGGACATCGTGGCCGCTGTCGGACTCCTGGAGGAGGCTCTCGGCGACTGCTACGACGGCGTGGGGACGCTGCACGTGCCGCGTCTGCTGGTGCCGTACATGGCGGCGTCGACCCTGGTGACGGCCCGCGCAGGGCTGCTCAACACTCCGCTGGGGACGAAGGTCGCTGCGGGTCGCGGCTATCCGGGGACGAGCCCGGCCGGGGTGGACTCCGAGGACGTGCGGTGGATCTTCGCCACGGGTGAGGTGTTCTACCGGCGCGGCGACATCTGGCAGCCGACGAGTGTCGAGTCGTTCAACCGGGGCAACAACACCGTCCGGGCAATGGCCGAGCGGACGTACGTACTTGGCTGGGACTGCTGCCTGTTCGCAGTCCCGGTGCTGATCGAGGAAGGATCGTAGGCCGGTGACTATTTGCGCAACGCCGATCAAGGCGCAGGTGGCCCGCTTCACGCGGGTCGACGAGTGTGGGGTTCCGATCACGGGTGAGCTGTCGGCGCAGGTCACGACCGACTCGTTCACGCAGATCGAGAACGCCCCGAACTACGAGGAGGGGCAGCGGTACCTGCTGCGCAAGGCGAACGGTGAGCCGTGCGTGAACCAGCGCGACCCGGGGTTCTTCAACTGGATCGAGCAGACGGTGACGCTCTGCACCCTGGACCCGGACCTGATCGCCATGGTCACCGGGGAGCAGCAGATCACGGACTCGGACGAGGCGGTCGGCACCACCATCGGCGAGGGCCTGCTGACGGCCCGGTTCTCCATCGAGGTGTGGCAGCCCATGGCCGGTGAGGGCGCCTGCGACGAGTCAGGGCTGCAGCAGTACGTATACTGGGCGTTCCCGAATGTGGGGGACGCGCAGATCCAGGCGTTCACCTTCCAGAACGACGCGTTCACCATCGGGTTCAAGGACATCACGCGCCGCACGTCCCCGCTGTGGGATCTCGGCGACGCGTGGCTCGCGGACAACCCGACCTCCGGGTGGGACGCGGGCAAGCACTCGGCGTGGGCTGTCTCGACAGTCACGCCTCCTGTCGCCGCCTGCGGCGCCGTCCTGGTCGGGAGCTGATAGCCCGTGGCAGAGATCGTCTATAACCGGGGCAAGTTCCAGGTCTTCACTCAAGGTGTGCCCTCTACGGCGGACCTGCGAATGGCCTACTTCGTCGGCACCGAGACCGGGGTCACCGACGATCCGGACCTGAATACGGTCGCAGACGTGGAGGCGGTGGCGGGCGTCACCGTCTCCGCCGAACGGCTTCCCCTCACCACCGAGACGATCACTGAGGACGACACGAACAACCGGGCTCAGGCAGGCGCGGACACGGTGTCGTTCGGCGCAGTGGCGGAGACCGCCGAGGGTGTGATCATCTACTACGAGGGCGGCGGCACTGACGGCACGCGGCTACTCCTCTCAGCCCACTCGACGGGGTTCCCGCAGCCGGTGAACGGCGGCCTGGACGTGAACATCCCGAACGGGTACCTCCGGGGAACCTGAGCTGATGGGCGAGGCTCGGGACGCCTACGATGCTGCGACCGTCGTCGCGGAGCCTGCCTACATCACGTGGGCCGAGGCGGTCTCCGGTGGCTCGGACGGGTCGGGGGCGCTGAGCGCGACCGCGGAGGGCATGGACCCGGCGAACAGCGCGGCGGTCAACACGGCGGCGCTCGCGGCGATGCTCACGAAGGCCGGACGCGACCGTAAGATCGTTTTCGACAAGTCCGGTACCTACCAGATCAGCGACGAGTTCGGGCTCGACAAAGCCGGGCTGACGATCGAGGCCGCCAACTCGATCTTCGTACGGCTTCAGCAGGTCACTGCCAACAAGCACATATTCATGTTTGAGCCCGACACCACGTACGACTTCCCGATCAACATCGGAACAACCCTGCGCGGGCTGCGCTTGCAGGGTCCTGGCGGAGGTACGACCGGCGTCGGACTCTGGTCTGACCCGCTCTCCGGGACCTACCAGGGGGCTCGGCTGACCCTGGAGGACATCCACGTTCACGGGTTCGACATAGGTGCCCGGCTGCACCGGTTCGACAACCTGTCCGTCCGCGACATCTACTTCCGGGACTGCCGGGTCGGCTGGCACTCCTCCGGGAACGCGAACACGATCCACCTAGAGAACGCCGCCGCGTCAACCATGTCAGAGTGCGGATTCATCTTCGGCGACGGGTTTGGCGTTACGTTCAAGCCGGGCGACATCATCTCCTCGCCGAAGGCGATCCGCTGCCTGAACGGCTCTAACGTCGTGATCATCGGCGGCAACATGGAGTCGATCAGCGGCACCGAGGGCCACATCGACATAGAGTCCGGAGCCAAAGTCGTCGGCATCGGCAACCGGTTCCTCAAGGGCACCGTGGAGACCCCCGGCTACCGGGTGGCGCTGGCGAACCTCGTCGCGATCGCTCCAACGTTCAACGGTTTCACCACCGCACCGATCGTCAAGAAGACCGACGGCGGCGCGGTCACGGTGGTCCTCTCGCCGAGCACGAACCTGTCGGGCACCGACCGGCTGCTAGAGACCCAAGACGGCGCGACCACGATGCTCGGTCACTCGCCGTTCCCGAACCGGATTGACAACTCGGTCCCGGCCGCGGCCGTCCAGTACCGGGGCCTCGTCCTACACAAGGTGACCCGCGACTCGGTGTCCGCCGAGGACGGCCTCTACTGGTACGGCAAGGACCGCAGTAGCGGCGCCGACGTCTACACGCAGCGGGTCCTGACCGGGGTCATCGAAGGCACCGGCTCCCCCGAAGGCGCCGTCACTGCCCGCGTGGGCCGGATGTACGCGCGCCTCGACGGAGGCACTGACACGTCGCTGTATATCAAGTCCTCGGGCACCGGCAACACCGGCTGGCGAGCGGTCACGACAGCGGCGCCGTGATGCTGCCGGTCAAGGCGTGGCGTATCCACTACGCAGACGGGTCGACGTTCTCATCTGGTGACGGCTCGTGGGCTGAGGCACCGCCGTTCGGGGTGCAGTGCATCGTCTACTACCACGTGCCAGAGGGTGCGACCTTCCAGGAGGTGGGCAACGATGTCTCGATCTACGAGTTCGTCGGCCTACCCGAGGGCACCGACGAGCACGCCAAGATGGGATTGTGGACTGACGGCGAATCGTACTGGCGGGTGCACGATGCAGCTCACAGGAGCGTGACACCGTGACCACCAGCTATTTCCTCAGCTCCACCGACTCCGACCTGACTGGCGGGACAGACTTCACCAAGCTGCTCGACGACACTGCCGCGGCCCGCTCCACGCTGGCATTCACTGTCGCCAACAGCTCCACCGAGACCAGTCACGGCGTCACCGACGTTGGGGTCCCCAGTGCGGACGGCGGCACAGGTTCCCAGTCGTGGACGGTCAAGGTCGATGTCGATGTCGGCAGTACGAGCATCTTCTGTTCAGTCAGGGTCGCCCGGATCAATGCGGCGGGGTCCCAGCAGGCGATCAGCGCGGTCACGGCGGAGCAGCAGTGCACTGCAGGGGTCAAGACTTTCACCTTGAGTCTCGTCAACCTCGGCACCTGGGCGGCGGGTGACCGGCTTCGCGTGCTGTACCTGTTCCGGTCCAGCAACCTGCACGGCGGCGATGCGGGCATCACCATCGGGCTCAACACCGCAGACTCCGAAGTCACCGCACCGTGGACTATCGTGCCGCCGTCCTCGGTTAATCTCACCCCAGCAGCGGTGGCCCTTTCAGGCGTAGCACTGGACCCGGCACCCGGCTCTGTCGCAGTAAACCTCACGCCAGCCGAGATCGCCCTAACCGCGGTTGCGCTCGATCCGGTCGCGCCAGCCTCGGTCGACCTGACTCCAGCCACCATCGTTCTGACTGCCGTCGCACTGCCGGTCGGCGACGACCTCGTGTTCTGGGACGGGGACGCAATCATCTGGGACGGCGACTTCGTCCGCTGGGGCGCGGCTCCGGGCACGCCGTCAATGGACCTGACACCCGCTGTACTGTCGCTCTCCGCGGTCGCTCTGGATCCGCAGCCGGGCACGGTGAACATCGACCTGACGCCTGCTGCGTTTGCGCTCTCTGCTGTGGTCCTGGACGCCGCACCGGGCGTGGTAAGCGTTGACCTGACTCCCGCTGAGCTAGCACTCTCGGCGATGGTGCTGTCCCCCGGCGCAGGGGCTCCGCAGGTGGATCTGACTCCGGCTGAGCTGGCACTCACCGGGGTCGCGCTAGACCCGCAGCCGGGAGTCGTCCAGGTCAACCTGACCCCGGCAACATTCCAGCTCGTCGCGGTTGAGCTGTCTCCGGTGCCGTTCGGCGCAGCGGTGCTGACCCCCGCGGTGCTGAACCTCACCGCTGTGGCGCTCGATCCTCAGCCCGGTCTCGTGTCCGTGAACCTCACCCCAGCAGAGCTGAGCCTCACCGCCGTTGCCCTCTCGCCGGGGGCCGGGGCAACCCAGGTCAGCCTCACCCCTGCAGAGGTTAACCTGGACGCCGTCGCGCTCGATCCGCAGCCGGGCACCGTCCAGGTCAATCTCGTCCCAGCCGAGGTCTCCCTCACCGCGCCGGCGCTGAACCCGGTCGGTGTCGGCGGGGTGATCCTCACCCCCGCTGTGCTGTCGCTGACGGCTGTGCCGCTGGACCCGCAGCCAGGGGTCGTATCGGTAACGCTGGAGCCCGCCGCTGTGGCGCTCACCGCACTGCCGCTGGGTCCGCAGGGACTTCCCGGAGAGGCGGTCCTGGCCCCGGCTGAGGTTACGTTCCAGGCCGTCGCGCTTGACCCGCAGCCCGGAGCTCCCGCGGTGCCGCTGGTCCCGGCGACGATTGCCCTCACCGCTGTCGCGCTGTCTACTGCGGTCGGTGTCGCCTCGACGTCGCTCACCCCGGCTGAGATCAACCTGCAGGCGGTGCCGCTGCACATCGGGGCGATCTCTAGCCTAACGTTCTCGAAGATGCGCCCGATCCAGTTGGTGACTGCGACGCGTCCGCTCCAGGTGTCTGTATCGCTGCGTCCGCTCCAGGTGTCCGCGACGGTGCGCCCGATCCAGTAGCAGGAAGTGGGATGATGCCGCCATGGCGATGCTCGACTCCGGACCGTGCCAGAACTGGCCACCGATCTGCGATGACTTCCCCGAGGAGCCGACGCAGGCGCAGCAGGACCTGATTGACGCGTCGGTGCAGGCTGCCACGGAGGTGCTGTGGAACCGGACGCACAGGCGGTTCGGCCTGTGCACGGTGACGCTGCGGCCGTGCCGCAGTGAGTGCGCCAGCTTCGTGCTGCCCCGCGGCTGGTACGACTACTCGGGCTGGACCTGGCCTTTCCCGGTCCTGTACGGCGGCAAGTGGATCAACCTGGTGTGCGGGACGTGCGGAGATAACTGCTCGTGCTCCAGCCTGTCCGAGGTTGTGCTCCCGTCTCCGGTGGCGGAGGTCGACGAGGTGAAGGTCAACGGGGTGGCGCTCGATGCCGCCGCGTACCGGGTCGACGACTGGCGGAAGCTGGTGCGCGTCGACGGTGGGGAGTGGCCGCGCTGCAACGACCTGAACCTGGCGGACACCGAGGTCGGCACCTGGTCCGTCACCGCGAGCTACGGCGAGCAGGTCCCCACGCTCGGGTCGCTCGCGGTCGGGCAGCTCGCGTCGGCGATCTACAAGGGCTGCCCCGGCGCGGACGCCGGGCCGTGCCCGCTGCCCTCGGCGACGATCCGGCAGGTCACTCGGCAGGGTGTGACGACGATCTACTTCGACGCCGAGTCGGCATTCAAGAACGGCGCAGTCGGCCTGTACTACCCGGACCTGTTCGTCGCCACCTACAACCCTGGCGGGAGGCGGCAGGCGAAGGTGTACGACATCGACAAGCCGCGGAGCCGCAACGTCGGCAGCATCCCCGGCCCGACGCCGTAGGCTGGCGCCGTGCCGACCTCCGCTAACCCGCAGGCCGCCTACCTGGTGGCCCAGGAACTTCTCACCTGCGCGCTGGACAAGGTGGAGACCACCTGGGCTGACGAGCCGGAGTGGAACCTCCAGCGGGCCTGCGTGGTGTGGGGCGAGATCGCGTGGGACAACTGCGAGTGCGGCCAGCTCGTCGTCTCCATCGGCCGCCAGTTCCCGTCGAACGAGTTCCCCTTCGACGCCGGGGCAGGCATCGGCACCGGGGTCGGTGCTGTGTCGCGCCAGTCCCGCTGCGGATCACCGATCTGGATCATCGAGTACGAGATCAGCATCCTGCGCTGCGCCCCCATCCAGGACGAGCAGGGCCACCCGCCGCCGTGCGCTGACCTGGACGAGTCTGCGAGGCGGCTAGCGATTGACGCGTGGGCTGTCCGCACCGGGATCGGCTGCTGCCTGGCGTCGCTCAAGACGGGCCTGGAGGCGAACGGTGCCCCGTCGATCCACGAGTACCTGATACGGGAGCAGATCGCGACCGGGCCTGCCGGTGGCTGCGCCGGGTCGAGCCTCATGGTGTCGGTGGGGCTGCGTAACTGCTTCTGCCCGCCAGATCAGGCCGGGTCGTCGTGAGCGTGCGGATCACGCACACCGTGCACCTCGGGGCGATCCAGTCGCTGTTCGCGCCGGGCTCGCGGGTGTACCTGGACATCATCAGGCGGGCGATCAAGGTGCAGAACGGTGCCCGCAGGCGGGTCGCGGTGGACACGGGTCGGCTGCGGAGCTCCATCAACGTGACCGCCCCGGTGGTGCGGGACGGCGCGTCCGGGGCTCGGATCGGCACCAACGTGGAGTACGCGATCTACGTTGAGAAGGGCACGAGGTACATGCGCGCCCGGCCCTACCTGGAGCCCGCGCTGCAGGACGCCCGCGGCTAGCGGCGCGGTAATTCGCGCGCAATTTCTCCGAGGAGGGTGTTCCATCCCCTCGCGCCAGGTGCTACTTTGGAGTTATCAGGAAACGAACGAGGAGGGTCCCATGACCGCCACCACAGCCGCCGTCTTCACTGTCACCGCCACTGTCGGAGGTCGGGAGCGAGTCCTCCGCGCCTTCATCGAGCGCGACAAGGCCGACGCCCACGCCGAGCGGCTAGACGCCACGGTGCGCACCCGCACCTTCGCCCTGGGTGACCGCGTGGACATCACCTGGCACGGCTGGCCCAAGTCCGGCGTCATCACCGCCTTCGCCAAGACGACCGCCACCGTGAGGTTCTTTCCCCGCGCCAACGAGGCCGCGGCCGAGCGGAAGTTCCTGCTGGCTGCCCTGGCCGAGTGGAACTGAGGGAGAGGGGGCATGACGACCAGGCAGCGGCTGCTGGCCCACATCGCCGAGCTGCACACCGGGCGGAGCCAACCGGCGCTGTGGTGGCCGTACAAGCGCCTCGCGTCTTGGCACGCCCGGCAGCACCACCGGTACTGGACGAACCACTACCACGAGGGCCCGAACCTCGGGCCAGACCAGCGCCCGCCCGGCTGGTACACAGGTGAGGGCGCGATCAAGAAGGGAGCAAAGACATGACGAGGGTCAAGCCGATGAGGTACCACGGACCCGGCTGGGAGGCTGAGGTCAACGACATCGACTACCAGGTGTGGGCACCGCGTGAGGCGGAGCCCAACGTGAGCGACGGGACGGACTTCGGGCCGAAGCACCGCGCCGACTGGCAGTCCGCGTGGACCGGAGACGGCGGCGACTCGGGCGACGTGCGGCACGGCGACACTCTCGACGAGGTGCTGGGCATCTTCCCGGCGTCGGTGGCCGTCGCATTCAGGCGAGAGATCGACGCGTGGCTGGCCGAGCCGTCGACCACGACGTGGAAGCTCGGGGCGCTGTAGTGAGACGCGGACGCTACCGGGCCGACCGGCTCCGTCCTGCTGAGCCGGTCACCGGGTACTGCTGGGACTGCCAGTGGCTCGGCCGGATGATCGAGACAGGTCGGCACACTGCCGACTACACAGCACTGCTGGTGCGGCACTTCCAGTCCGCCCACGAGATCAAGAAGGAGAACTGACGTGGAGATCAACGCGAGCACAGGGGGTCGACGGATCACGCTCGACCCGATCATGGAGACCCCGACCGAGGTGAAGCTGCCGAGGCGGCGGGTCGAGTCGCTGATCCCGGCTGGGTTCCGGCAGCTCTGGTCAGACGGCAGCTACGGCGACCTGGAGTTCGAGGTATCTAGCGGGGCCGGTCTCGGCTCGCCGTGGCTGACGCTGCTGGTGAAGCGGGACGGCGCAACGATCGCCCAGGAGGTCGTCAACCTGCGCGAGCTAGTCCCAGCCTGGCTGGACGCGGTAATCGCTGACGGCCCGACTCCGGGCTGATGCGCGGGTCTACACGCCGACTGGCTCGCGTGCCTGCTTCCGTGCAGCTCGGTAGCGGATCGCGCACTCGACGTGCCAGAGCCGACCGTAGATGCGGACAGCGTTGGCGCCCAGCCTGATGTACCGCTTGCACCAGGGTGCTTCGCAGCGGGCGTTGCCGTGTCGCATCTTCACGATCTAAGTATGCCCAGGTCAGGGCGAATTCACCTGAGAATTGTTCGCAGAACGCTTCCGTGTGTCCCACCCGTCTGCTAGTTTGGAGTTATCAGGAAACGGAACGAGGAGGATCCCATGACCCACACCCCAGCCCCCCAGATGATCACAGTCCTGGTGACCGTCACCAACGCCGACCACGCCAAGTACGGCCGAGACGCGTGGCTCGTCAACAGCATCGTCGACGGCGAGGTTGACCCGTACTGGACCATCGAGACGGTGTCCTTCGCCCCGGTGCGGGCAGCCCTCCGGGTCGCCGCGGCACTGCACCTGACTCGCACCCACAGCGACCACCGGATCTCCCGGCTCGGCCGCGTGAGCGCCGAGGAGGACGCCGACATCCAGGGCGAGCTGGACGACTACAGCGCCCGCAGCTACCGGGCAGAGCTCCGGCTCGTCGCTAAGGGCTAGAGTCCACGGGCGGGGGGCTCCGGCCCCCCGCCACCACATCAGGAAGGAAGCAGATCATGCAGGCTCAGAGGTTCGCACTCGGCCAGGCCCGGTTCTGGTTCACGCTCCACGAGATCGCGATGGAGCGCGGCGACACCGTGCTGGCCGACGAGCGCCTGGCCGCCTGCGAGGAGATCCTGGAGGCAGCATCATGACAAAGATCCGCACAGCCGAGGAGCACCTGGCCCACCTGGAGAAGCTGTACGTCAAGCTCGTCCACGCTGGCGGAGACCCGGAGGAGATCGACACCCTCCGCCAGCTCATCAACGGGTACCGCTCCAACGGCATCGAGAACCCCGACCGGCCGACACCAGGCACCGCGATCACGCGGGCACTAGAGGCAGTCGGCTTGAAGCGCGGCGAGCACTTCCGCGTCACCGGCTACTGGAGTCGGCGCGACGGCCGCAAGGTCAAGGTCGCAGTCCGGGTCACCACCTGGGACGAGGTAGTTGAGGGCATCATCGCCGACAACAAGAAGCTGATCGAGCAGGTGACGTGGGGCATGGGCCGACCGTTCTCGGTCACGGTCCACTGGACTCGCAGCCAGCAGCCGGTCACCTACGTGTCGCACATGTTCGGGAAGGTGTGAGTTATGCCGAAGATCCGTGTTACCCGCCGCGTCGCCGAGCATCTCTCAGGCGGCGAGGTATGGGCCAGGCTTCGCGCCGGTCGCCCGCAGCGCGACGGCGAGCCGCCCGAGGACGTCTCCATGATGGACAAGATCCGCACCGCGGAGATCCGCAAGGACAGCAGCGTCCGCGTCGACCTCACCGGACCCGAGGTCGAGGGTCTCCTCGTCTATGCCGAGGGCATGCAGGCCGCAGCGCAGGGCGACGCCGGGTGGGACAAGAGCGCACTAGCCGACTACAACGCCGCGACCGCACTGGTGCGGCAGATCAGGAAGGAACTGAACAGATGAGTAAGACGACAGCGAGGCAGTCTGGCTACGCGCTCACCACTCCGTGTGCCAAGTGCCCGTTCCGCAGCGACGTGGAGCCCTACCTCCAGTTGGAGCGGGCGCAGGAGATCGCCGCGAACCTCCGCGACACTGGGGTGTTCCACTGCCACAAGACGACCGACCTCGACGGCGGGTTTGACGACGACTCCGGCGAGTACACACCCTCGGGGCAGGAGCAGCAGTGCGCCGGGGCGACCATCCTGCAGGAGCACGACGGGCAGCTCGGGCAGATGCTCCGCATCGCCGAGCGCATCGGCGTCTACGACCGGAACCGCATGGATCTGGACGCCCCTGTGCCCGCCTTGATCAGCGACTGGGTTCGCCGCTACAGGCCGGAGACTCCGACCGTGACGGTAGACGGTGAGGAGCTGGAGTACGAGCACTGTGGCGTCGTGGGGCCGGACTGCGAGGACCCTGCCGGGTACGGCGGTGGCGGCGGGGTGTGGGAGAACGACGACGAGCCGACCTGCCACCCCGTTGATGACGCGTGCGTCGAGTGCGGCAACCCGATGTGCGGGGCGTGTCGCTCCGAGGCGGGCGACCTGTGCGTGACCTGCGCCGAGGAGGAGTGATAGATCTCTCGATCCCGAAGATCGCGCAGCACGTGACGGACCGGAACCCGGACAGCCTGTACTGGTGAGGAAACTCCATGGGGAGGGGGGTTCCGCGCTGCGACTCCAGGTGCTAGCTTTGCTCTTATCAGGAAACGAACTGAGGAGGACACCATGAACACCACAGCCACCGCCGAGCAGAAGGTCCAGACGTTCGAGCGCACCCTGGGAATCCAGATCAGCCACAAGGAGAGGGCCGACCGGGAGTTTCGCCAGGCAGCTACCGAGCACGGCGCGCTCTATGCCATTGAGTGGGGCCGTCAGTACGCCGAGACGATCGCCCAGGCCGAGCTGTGGGAGACAGTCGCCTACCACTTCAACGACAACGACAACCTGCAGGTGGACTTCGGCGAAGAGGAGGACCTGACGCCCCGCGTGGCCCGCGCCATCGCCGCGATCCACGCGGTGCTGTACGAGATCGAGAAGCAGCTCCTCCGCAACTGGGTCCGCAAGTCGAGCACCGACGAGTTCAGCAACGCCGTCTCCGGTGCCCGCGCCAACGGTGCAGCCCGCTTCCACGAGGAGGCCACCGGCATGCTCAAGTTCCTCACCGCCGACGAGAAGTAGCCCGAGACCGGGGGCGTCAGGTAGCCACCAGCGGGCCGTGCCAGCCGCCATACTGCGCACGCGGAGGTTCAAGTCCTCTGGCCCCCACTCCACCCGGATCCGCCACAAGGGGCTGGTCCGCAGCATCAGGAAGGGGAAAAGGTTCCCATGACCGTACAGACCACCACCCGCAACGCGACACTGCAGGATCTCGTCGCGCTGCTCAAGGACCACCAGTCCCGCAAGATCGACATGGTGATCCCCGCGAACACGCTCCGCGCCAACCAGGCCAACCTCATCGTCGAGGGAGCGGGCCAGGAGATCACAGAGGACGGCGTCACCACCGTCGACGGCATCTACCGCCCGACCGACGTGGCCGACGAGGGCCTGGCGAACAAGCTCAAGATCCCGTCCGCGTACCTCAAGCGGCTCCGCGCCGAGCGGCCCGACCTGTACGACGTGAACGTCAACGGCTGGCTTCACGGCAACCCGGACCCGCAGCCGGAGGAGCACGACGGCGGAGTCCACATGATCCACGGCCCGAACTTCGTCGGCCCTGACTCGCGGAAGTTCCTGCTGCGGGCATTCCGCGGCGACGACGGAGGCGAGGGCGTGGCCCGCGCATTCCTGTCCGACCGCTACGGGATCATCGACAACTTCGACGTGCTCGTCGCGGCGATGAAGGGCATCCAGCAGTCCGGGGCGCAGGCGACGATCGACCGCTGCGACCTGTCCGACCGGAAGATGTACGTTCGGGTCTCCGCTCCCGACGTGGCCGTCATGGCGCCGGAGCTGCTGCGCGGCTACCGGTCTCCGTTCTCCGGTCAGTCCGGCGAGGAGCTGCCGGTCGTGCACGCCGGGTTCGTGATCTCCAACTCGGAGGTCGGTAACGGCTCGTACACGCTGATCCCCCAGGTCGTGGTCCAGGTGTGCTCCAACGGCATGACCCGCACCGTGGACGCGATGCGCCGCACCCACATCGGTGAGCGGATGGACCAGGGAGTCGTGCAGTGGTCCGCGGGCACCGAGCGCAAGTCGCTGGAGCTGATCACCTCCATGACCCAGGACGCCGTGGCGACCTTCCTCGACACCGGCTACGTGCAAAAGGTGGTCGACGAGGTGACCGAGCGGGCGACGAAGCCGGTCGCCAGTGACGCGGTGCAGGAGGTCACGAAGCGGCTGCGGTTCACCGATGAGGAGTCCGCGGGCGTGCTGGATCACTTCATCCGCGGCGGGCAGGTCACCGCAGGCGGCGTAATGCAGGCCGTGACGTCGTTCTCTCAGACCGTGCCGAACGCCGACCGGGCGTACGAGCTGGAGGCGCTGGGGATGGAGGCGCTGGTCCTGGTGTCGAAGTCCTGATCTCTGCAGAGGCTGGCGGCGGGTTGCTCACGAGGCGACCCGCCGCCTCGCTGTGCGCGTCCCTAAGCGCCCGAGAGACCGTCCGGGTGGTAGCCGACGCGGAGGACCCTGCGCGTCGCTCAGCACCCCCAGGGCTCGCCAGCGGCGGGCGGTTCTGCGGTGACTGTCGGACTGCTCGGCGCGGATGTCCGAAACTCCGCTCGCGGAACACTTCCATGTGTCCCACCCAGGTGCTAGCTTTGGTCTTATCAGGAAACGGAACGAGGAGGAGCCATGCAGATCAGCACCAGCCGCCCACTGGCAGACCAGTACGAGGTCACCGTCACCGCAGCCGGGTACGGCATCTACACCGTCCTACTCCCAGGCGGCATCACCAAGACCCTCTCCGCCGCGGGCACCGCAGCCGCCGCTGCTCTCGCGCTGGGCTGGTTCACCGGCCTCGACGCCGACGAGTGCAGCGAGGGCGACATGGAGTACCTCGGCACCTTCGGCACCTCCGCCCACTACCGCTTCACCGTCTGAGAGGACCCGGCCATGACCACCAACTCCACCTTCTGCCCGCGCTGTGGCCGGAACACGTCTGCCAGCGACCACTCCCGCATCGAGCGCGCCCTCGGCAGCTTCCTGCTCACCTCCCAGATCGCCGCGCTCAGCGAGCACTTGGACGAGGGCAAGATCAACCAGGTGTGCCCGATGTGCCTGGTCACGCTGATGGCCGAAGCAGGCTGACCAGCACAACGAGATCAAGAAGGAGAACGAACATGGACATCACCGTCTACACATCCGACTATCGAGTCCAGGCGACCGAGATCGCCGAGGCCCTAGAGGACAGCGAGTACTTCGTCACCAGCGTCAAGGTGTACCGGCGCGAGACCGGCGACCTACAGGATGAGTGGGATCGATGAGCCGCGTCGAGTACGAGGTGAAGGTCGCCTACGACGGGGACGACCTGATCCTGTCCCACGAGTGGCAGGGCGGCAGCATCGTCGCCACCTACGACGCCGAGGATTGGACGTCCTCCGACGCCGCAGTCGAGCTGGTCTCCAACCTGCACGACGTCCAGGTCGAGCTGGACGTATCCGCCGACATCCCAGGGGGCAAGCTGTACCTGCTCACCGAGACCGAGCCAGAAGACTAGCGTCCGAGATCAGGAAGGAAGAAAGCATGAACCAGACCAGCACCAAGCCGGACCCGGCAGTCGCCGCAGCGGAGACCTACTGGCGCAAGGCACAGGCCAAGCTGGACAGGGCCGAGCGCGAGGGCACCTCAGCCCCGATCATCGTCGCGGCGGAGGAGTCAGCCTGGAAGGCGTACGAGCAGGCATGCCGCGAGCGCGGCGTGTGCATCCGCCCGCTCTGCTACGAGCCGACTCAGTGGCACACTCATCGGCACTGCCGGACCCACCGCGAGCAGAGGGGCGAGTCGTGACCTGGTTACCGGACACCGAATGGCACCAGCCGGTGGACCCGCCATGCAACGCCGACGATGACGCCGAGGGAGCAGAGGAGTTCTTCCCCGAGCCGGACGCCGAGCCGCCATTCTGAAGTGGCCCCGAGAAAACCTCCTGAAAGGCTTCCATCCCGCCTACCCCGTCTGCTAGTTTGGAGTTATCAGGAAACGGAACGAGGAGGATCCCGTGAGCACATTCCAACTCAGCGCAGAGCACAAGGGCCAGTTCTACGGCGGCGACGAGTCGATACCGCAGTCGGTCGCATTCACGCTCCGCGTCGAGACTCCCGAGCAGGCCCGAGAGGTCGCGGCCCAGTTTCCCAAGTCCTACAAGGTCAGAGGCGGAGCGATCAGTGGCATCGACAACGGTGTCTCGTACACCCGCGGACACGTCGGTTGGTCGCGGAAGCTCCTGGCGGACGGCGTCAACGGCGGCGTCAACGAGGCCGGGATCGCGGCCTACCACCGCATGGTGAAGATGCTCGACAAGCTCGGCTACGCCGTCGAGTGGGCAGCCCCCTACGCGAACAGCTACCGGACCCGGGAGCAGTTCGAGACGCACATCTGAGCCCCAGGACGGAAGCGCCCCAGCCTTCGGGTTGGGGCGCTCTCGCATGAAATACGGACTGGACCGAGACGGGTGCAGGGGTCTACACTCCACACAGCACGACAACTGCACAGAGTCACCAACCCTAAGAAAGGGGAGCGGGCCGAAGCAGTTCGGTTATCGCCCTTTCAAGACGAACCAGCCGGACAAGCATTTACACGTCCGCCTCCCCGCGCTCTTAGAATTCGGGCCGAATGTGATCGGTTATCGCCTTTTAAGCGGGTGGTTGCGGGTTCAAGTCCCGTCAGCCTTCGGGCTGTAGCTCAATTAGAGCACCTCAATCGGTCGCTCTCACCACGTCCGAGTTCGCATAGCAAGTAGGGGTGGCGGGCCGATTGCCTGTTCGGTTATCGATGGTTCGATTCCACCACGCAGGCTCCCCTCGCGGGGATTCCCTGCGTCCAGCTAGGCACGCTGGCCCGGACGAGCACCAACATGTCCGCCGCCCCCATTTGGCAGTGTCACCCACGCTTTGTAGCGATATCTACGAGTAGAGGTGCAGGCTGGTTGGGTCAGCCCACTGCCCCCTTTCCCTGCTGTGAGAGTGCGGGCCGAATGTAGATCGGTTATCGCTCGGATTGCAACAGCCCACTGTGGCTGTGGGCGGGGTTCAATCTCCGCCGTCCGGTCTCGCTCCCACGTCCGCACTCTCATCACAGGAAGGAAGTCCAGTGGATCATCTCGCTGACATCAGCACGCGGCACACGCCGCAGCGCGAGCAGGCTGACGCCCGCCAGGTCGAGAACGCGGAGGGCGGCTACGTCTTCCAGCTTGACCCGATCGGGCGGCTGCACCGGTTCCTCACCCTCGGGGTGGACCGGCCCACGTACTACGCGCACACCGACCAGGCGATGCGGGAGCTTGCCCGCGAGAACGCCCAGGTCGTAATCGACTACGCACAGCGGGATGCTCCGGCGCTTGTCGAGGCCATTCTCGCTGTCTCCGAGGCCGGGCGGGCGCCGCGGCAGCAGCCGTGCATCTTTGCCCTCGCCGTCGCTGCCTCGCTGGCTGACGAGCAGGGTCGGAAGCTGGCTCTCATCGCGCTGCCCCGCGTCTGCCGCACCGGCTACCACCTGTTCACCTTTGCCCGCTACGTGCGCCAGTTCCGCGGCTGGGGCCGGGGGCTGCGGCGCGCAGTCGGTGCCTGGTACGCGGCCCGCGACATCGTGGATCTCGCGGACGAGGGGATCGTCTACGGCAGCTCTGAGAATGACGTGTCGGAGCTGGCCTACCAGGTGGCGAAGTACCGTCAGCGCGACGGCTTCACCCACCGGGACCTGCTCCGCCTGTCGCACGGGCACTGGCACATCCGCTCCGCGCTCTCCCCGCACTGGACTCTCGGTGAGGATCAGCGGGCGCTGTTTGAGTGGATCTGCGGCCGCGAGTCCCCGATCGACCGGCACGAGAGCCTGGAGCGCATCGTCGGCCTGCAGCTCACCAAGCAGGCTCCGCTGCGGGAGGTCCCGGCGCTGGTGCGGCGCTACGGCCTGACGTGGGAGATGCTGCCCGACGCGGCACTCCTCGACCCGAAGGTGTGGCACGCACTGCTCGACGTCGGCGTCCCGCAGACGGCTCTGCTGCGCCAGCTCCCCCGCCTGACCCGCATCGGCCTGTTCGACCGCGGCCCGAACGACCGCACCATTCAGGTGATGGAGCAGCTCGTCGACGGGCTGCGTACCCGTAAGGCCCGCATCCACCCGGTGCAGGTACTGACCGCGATGCGTACCTACAGTCGGGGCCACAGCACGAAGGGAAAGTCCACCTGGACTCCCTCGGGCCGGGTCGTCGACGCGCTAGACGAGATGTTCTACGTCTCGTTCGGGAGCATCGAGCCAACCGGGAAGCGGCTCATGCTGGCGGTGGACTCCTCGGGCTCCATGTCCATGACCGACTTCACGCCGGGACACCGGAAGCTATACGACGACACCGGCCTGCTGCCCCGCGAGATCGCGGCCGCCCTGCTCATGGCCACGGCTCGGGTAGAGACCGATGCCCTGATCACCGCGTTCCGCGGCAGTCGGGGCAGCATGGACATCGCCGAGCTGGCGATCACCCCGCGGCAGCGCCTCGACGACGTGATCCGCTACCTGGAGGCCCAGCCGTTCGGCGGCACCGACTGCTCGCTGCCGATGCGGTGGGCCGAGGCAAAGCAGATCCCGGTCGACGCGTTCATCGTCTACACAGACAACGAGACGTGGGCCGGTCCCGTGCACGCGCACCAGGCACTGCAGCGGTACCGGGACGTGATGGGCATCCCCGCCCGCCTCGTCGTCGTCGGCATGACCGCGACCGGGTTCACGATCGCGAACCCGTCTGACCCGCTGTCGCTGGACGTGGCCGGATTCGACTCGGCAGTGCCGCGGCTGATCTCCGACTTCGCTCGCGGGAATCTCTGAGGCAATGGACAGGCGGGCTGTTCTGGCGCGGGAGCACCACAAGTCCGCGACAGAGGCGGAGGAGCTGGCGACTGAGTACCGGTCCCGGCGCGACCGGCTGATCCGGGAGCTGTACGCGGACGGCTTCGGCTACGGCACCCTCGCCCGGATGCTGGGCTGCTCCAAGGCGTTGATCCGCCAGGTGGTCAACCGCAGGGACGCCGACGACTAGCATGTAGCCGTCCCGGTCTACCCGGACCTGGGGCCACGGTGGAGGCCGCGCTGCACACGAGTTGTGCGGCGCGGCCTTTACGCTGTCTGGCATGCGAGAGTTCACCACCAACCGTGACCCCATCCTGTTCAAGATCGACGACGACACGTTCATGGGGGTGCCGGACATCCCGGCTGGGAAGATGCTGGACCTGCTCAAGATGCAGCAGGACATGACGACGACCGGCGACACCGCCCGCCAGTTCGACATCGTGCTGGAGCTATTCCGGATGCTGCTCGTGCGGGAGGCTTACGCCAAGTTCGAGCGCCGCCTCAACGACCCGGACAACCCGATCGGCATGCGGACACTGGTCGAGGTCGTGCAGTGGCTACTCGGGGAGGCGTACGGCCTGCGCCCTACCCTGCCGTCGCCGTCCTCGCAGGAGCAGTCCGCGGCGTCGACGACTGGGCCACCTTCGACGGCTGGTGCGCTGCGCGAGGAGTCGAACCCCGAGGGCTCCCCTGGTCCCGGCTCCTGAACCTGGTCCACTACTTCCTGCTGGCGAACAACGACAAGGAGGGGCGGGCGAAGGTGGAGCAGGCCCTAGCGACGGCTCAGAGCGAGTGGGCTCGACGCCAGATCCGCGCCGAGCTGAACCGCCCCGGAGCTCCCACGCGACCGGCTACGCCGACCCCACGCCCCGGAACGACCGGCCGCAGCGCCCGACTGCCAACTCCGCCCGCGTGGTGGAAGGGCGACGAGGACGCCACCAGGTCCAGCCTGGTCGCCGCGCAGCAGCTCCGCCAGGTAGGCAGGTGACTGAATGCCTGCCGTCATCGACACCGCGTTCGTCGAGATATTCCCCCAGTTTCGGGACTTCGCCGGGCAGGTGCAGCGCGAGGTCGACGGTGCCGCCCGCGGCATCTCGGCGGGGGTATCCCAGTCGCTGGAGCAGGCGGGCGCGAAGCTCACCTCAGCCGGGCAGCAGCTATCGCAGGTCGGCGGGAATCTCACCCGCAGCGTGACTCTCCCGCTCGTCGGCATCGCCGTCGCGTCGTTCAAGACGGCGGCCGACTTCGAGTCCAGCATGGCGAAGATCGTCGGCTTGGTCGGTATCCCGCGGGAGCAGATCCAGGCATGGGAGGGCGACGTCCGCTCCCTCGCGATCGAATTCGGTAAGTCCGGCGGTGAGGCGGCGGACGCGCTGTACTTCATCACCTCTGCCGGTCTTGAGGGCGACGTGGCGATGCAGGCGCTGGAGCAGTCGCTCAAGGCGAGTGCTGTAGGTCTCGGCGAGACCGCCGTGATCGCCGACCTGACCACCTCAGCGATCAACGCCTACGGCTCTAACGTGCTCTCCGCGGCTGATGCAACGGACATCCTGGTCGCCGCGGTCCGGGAGGGCAAGGTCGAGCCGGACCAGCTAGCCGGGGCTATGGGCCGAGTACTGCCTGTGGCGTCTGCGATGGGCGTCTCGTTCGATCAGGTTGGCGCCGCGTTTGCCGCCATGTCCCGTACTGGCACCAACGCGAACGAAGCCGCCACTCAGCTCCGCGGCATCCTCAACGGCCTGCTCAACCCCAGCGCGCAGGCGCGAGACCAGCTTGATGAGCTGGGCCTGTCTGCGCAGGGACTCCGGGATCAGATCCGCGAGGAGGGCCTGCTCGCCACCCTGGAGACCCTCACCGCTGCATTCGGTGACAACGAGGAGGCCCAGGCCCTCGTATTCGGCAACGTGCGGGC